TAAATAATAATTTAATTTAAGATAAATAAATGACAATTACCTATCGAGACCTATTAAATAAACTACAAAAGCTAAATGAAAATCAACTAAATAGTGATATAACTGTTCAAATAGATAGTGAGTTCTATAAAGCTACAATGTATCTAACTGATAATAAGATAGATATATTAGATGAAGGACATCCTGTTATTGTAAGACAAACTAATTCTGTGCCTTTTTGATTTGACATTAAATTAATTTGTATTATTATTGAGTTTATGAAGCTCATTAATACAACCTCATATTGTTCTGAAAAATTAAAAGAAATAGTTAAATGGTGNNACATATAGAAAGTATGTTAAGCCTTATATTAGTGGTGGATTCAGAGGATATTTACCTGTTAAAACATATAGCTGGGAAGAATCATTAATTGAATTAGTATCTCATGAAATTAGACATATATGGCAATATAAGAATACTAAATGGAAATCTGATAGCTCTGGAGTATTAAAGAAAGAAACAAAATTATATCATGGTATTAAAAAGATAAGAAAATATAATATGGGTACTAAAGCTAAATTATTAGAAGTAGATGCTAGTTTATATGCTATAAGGAAAGTAAGAGAATACAGAAGAAGTAATCTAAAATTTAGTTTGACTTAAGTTGTTGAATATTATATAGTTGCGTGGGTGCGCCCCCGCGCGGCGCAAATCGTTGATAATCAACACCTTTCAAAGAAAAGTTATTCACAAGCGCAAATCGTTCTACAGGATAATCTTGTGACATGAAAAAAGTTCTTGTCACAGATTAAAAGTGTGGTATGATTATTTTATGGCAAGACAAACAAAACCCGCTCAGGATGCATACGATTTCGATGTGCATCAGGAGCCACTCCTCACAACTGACGGCAAGAGGACAGGATACTTCGGCATGGTGCGCCGTGACACCGCCGAACCCATTACGCTCGGAGTTTGCACCGAGCAGTATGGCGTGGTGAAGAATGCAGACCTCATCGAGATGGTGGAAGCTAACCTCGCCTCTCATGACAAGCTCTCGAATTTTTCTTCGAGAAAGTTTGTTGTGCGTGACGGAGCTCGTTTCTACGCTTCCTATGACTTCCCCGATTTCAAAACGGAGTTGAAGCCCATGGGCAAGCGTGCCAAGGGTGACATTCTCGGCTTGCGCTTAGTTGTGAATAACAGCTATGACCGCAGTTGCCGTGTCTCGTTGTCCCTCGGTTTCCTTCGTCTCATCTGCACCAATGGCATGACCTCGCTCTCCAAGGAGTTTAGCATGACCAAGCGTCACACGCTTGCGGTCAACCTCGACTTCGTTGGTGATGCGTTGGCTCACGCTTGCGACAGTGTGGAATCCTCTGCCCAGATTTTCAACAAGCTGGCTCAGAGGGCGGTCACTAACGAACAGGGCTTGAACCTGCTCACCAAGCTGGAAGAGAAAGAAGTTATCTCTGGCAAGGTGCGCGAGGGCATCGAGGCCGTGTGGCGTAATCCCGGTTATGAAGAGGATACAGACCGCAATCTGTATAACCTCTACAATGCGGCCACTCAGTTCCTTACTCGCAATGTCTCTCAGGAGCGTTATGAGTATAGCGAGCGTGTGAATCGTGACCTGCTCAAAGTCTTCAGCGGGAAAACTCGTGACGAAGACCTCTTGAAACTGGTCGCCTAAACTAAAACATAAATCTTAACAGGTGCGAGGGGCAAAACCCCTCGTATCTTTTTGCTCAGATTTGATGGATTATAAGTCGTTGACTATCAAGCATTTGCGCGCGCGGGGACCCTTGCCGCCGCAAATCTTTGATACTTAAACATTTACAAGAGCTTGACATTATATAAATTTATATTATAGTTAAGTAGTGAAAGCAAAACATAAGGTATATTATAATCTACATAAACATTGTCTTTCTATTATGTTGAAAGGAAAAGTATTAGAGCATAGCTCAGAGTTTTTTCTTAAAGATGTTGAATTCAGAGTGAGTCAAGCTGGCAGAAACAGGGTATTAAAAGAAAAAAGAAAAAATGTTCACGCATTTGTATGTGGGCATAGAGACGAAGGATGGCCTGTTGATCAACTAGAGCGTCGTGTAACCTACAATCCTTACAAGTATAAATCTTTTGTTTATGCTGATACTAAAAAACCAGTATATCGTGCAAAATGGGCTGGGGTAATTGGTAGAGAAATTTTTGTCTTGAATTAAATTAAAAGTATAGTAAAATTATCTAATGGAAATCACTAAAGCCAAAAAGTTAAAGGAGGGTGGCTACGCACTATACGCAGTTGACCCTAAAACTAAAACCGAAACACAAGTTGGATATATTGGAGAGAATCTATCTTTAGAAGCGTGGATTCCCAAGGGAGTTAAAATTGAAAATTCTTGAAGAATCTTTTACTAGCAAAGGTTTCAAATTGCAACAAGTAAAGCGTGATGGCGATATTGCTATCTACAAGAAACAACTTGAAGATACCGAAAATGAAAACTTTCATTATGAAGTTATCGCAATTAAGCGTCATAATGGTTATGAGATCGCTGGCGTAAAGATGCCTCCAGCTGAAATGTATCCTAGCGATAGTCAATGGGGCGATTGGGCTTTTACTTGCACAAACATCGAAGATGCTAACAAGCGTTTTGGTGAATTGCAAGAGAAACTAACGAACTATAATGTAACCGCAGTTCTACCTAGTGGTGAGAAGCGTGGGCGTGGTCGTCCTCGCAAAATCGCTTGACAGAATAGCAAAACATATTACAATCACAAGTATGACCTACAAGTGTGCAGTAAGTGGTGAGGCGATCCCTCCAGAGAGAGTCGAGGCTCTGCGTGTCCTTGGCGTTCCAGAAATTCTATGGACTAAAAAAGAATTTAGTCAAACACGAAAACTTAAAGCAGTCTACGCTGGTGACGATGGTAGTAATGATATTATTATCTGCGACAATGTAGACGGCGGTAATCTGTTTGAAAACGAAACAATCTTGGAGACAGAAATTGAATCATAAATTTATCGTATTGCGAGATGGTGTCCGAGTCAGCGAGGATATGCACGAATCAGAAGCACAAGCAGAAAAAGAAGCTAACTTCTGGCGTGAGATTATCAAGCGTTGGCCAGACGGCACTAAAGTCGTAATTAAAAAAATCGGAGGCTGACACTAGCTACGGGCTAGTTAATGCGAGGGTCGTCTAACTGGTTAAGACCCTAGACTTATACTCTAGTCGCTCTAGATTTGAGCAAAATGAAGGTTCGAATCCTTCCCCTCGTGCCAAAAAACATTTGACAAAAAAACAAAGTATTGTATATTTAACCTATGATAAACAACACCTCAAACTGGGAAGCTCCTAAGTGGACTCCTTACTATACCAGAGTGATCTTTGGTGAGCGTAGGGCTTACATTATGGATGCTCGAATCCGTGAAGCAACCAAACAGAACACATACAGCTTGCAGGATCTTTATAGGATAAGCAAGGCTTTTAATGTGGCATTTAAGCTCGTTCCAGAGCCTAGCGAATTTCCAACGGAGATTTCGGCAGCTTAATTTATTGGGCGTATAGCTCAGTGGTTAGAGCAGGGGACTCATAATCCCTTGGTCCAAGGTTCAAGTCCTTGTGCGCCCAAGATTTTCGGATCGCTAGCTCAATGGTAGAGCAGTTGGCTTTTAACCAATTGGTTGTAGGTTCGAGTCCTACGCGATCCAAAAAATCCTTGACAAGAAAGCAAACCCTGTTAAACTAAAAACAATGAAACAAACTTATGACATTATTAAGGATAGTCATCTTATAGCTCCTACTTATCATTGGATGCTTAATGGCTATGCAAAACATACTGAATTGACAAAAGAAGATTTGGAGACATACTTCAAAGCAAGAGCAGGAAAACAAAAGGAGAAAAAAGATGCAACTCGTTAAACAAAACCTTGGAGCACATTGGGTAATTGGTATCAAAGGAAAGAAAGATCGAATCGAACAATTCCATAATCGTGTTTATAATTGGGGCGGAACAAATGGTGAGCTTCAATGGATGAGTGAGTCATTTGCATATTTCTGGATTACTATGGAAAAGCTAGAAAGAGTAATGTTTAAGTATGTTATGAATAGTATGTCAGATAAATTAGGGAAAAGATTTCGCAATTCAAAAGGCGGACTGAAACAAGTTGTTATGAATCGAGTTAAGAATACTATTAAAAATATACCTGTTGAAACTTTTGTTCGCACGGCTCAATGCGAAACTCCTTATTCTATCGGACAAGTGCAAGCAGAGAGACTTGACGAAGATAGTTGATTTTGTTGGCCCAGTAGTCCAACGGCAGAGACAAACGACTTAAAATCGTTCAAGTATCGGTTCGAATCCGATTTGGGCCAAACCTTTATTGCTTCCATAGCTCAACTGGATAGAGCAACGGATTTCTAATCCGTAGGTTGCAGGTTCGATTCCTGCTGGAAGCGAGAATTTTTCCCAAAAGATTTTTTCTTATGTAAGCTTTTATGTGAGATGGTTCGAAAGAAATTTTTGGTGGATTTTTCTTTTTATGATTTGTGGCAGTATATCCTGGGGAGCAATAGCAGAATTAATTAAAATAGTAATTACACATCTAAAATAATTTTTCCCAATAATTATCATATCTAAATATATTATTGAAATATAGGACACTGTAATGTAAAATATTATATATGAAGCCAACAAATAGATTTAGCAAAATAGTTGAGAAGCAAGTGCTTCAAGATCTAACTTCAAAAGAGATTCAGGAGATAGATGATTTCTTAAATAAGTTAGAAAAGGTTTGGCTTAAGTGGGTTAAAGAGCATCCTAATTGGAAAGCTCAAGAAGATTAATTTATATAACTAATTGATTATTAAGTATTTGCGCCGCAAGAGAGATTTTGCGCGCAAGTTGTTGACTGTCAATGAGATTTATTTCTTGCAGAGAAAACAAATTATGGTATGATGATTATATGAAGAAACAAAACAACATCACCTATTGGGAGATGATTAAGGGTCTGTTCTATTTTATTTTAGGACAGCGGTATATCATCAACTATAAGCCTTACAATGGAACCGAGACTTATACTTACATCGTTGGCGTTCCTACCACTCATTATGTCTCCAAGGCTGGAAACAAACTTTTCATTTCTTGGTGCTTTTCTGGTCGTGATGGTTTTGGTCATCGCCAATTCCGTTATGATAGAATTGCTGGAGGTCTCTCGCCAGTTTAACAACAGAGAGATATTTATAGAAAGGGCGAGACCTAAAAAATCTCGCCTTTTTTATTTGACGCTAAATTAAATTATGATAAGATTTAGATAGTTCTTTCCGCAATGAGTGGGGATGACTTCCTCCATAAGAGCCATTGAAGCCCCAATGCCCAGAGTCTGAGGCAATTAAAGGTGGGTATATATTCTCTTTAGTTCTAGAATAGAGAGAGCGGAAGAATTAAATTTTATTGACATAATTTCAATTTATAGTATATTACAGAAATGAAAGACGTATCTTATAAGAATCTAAGAGTTACTTTTTACTGCAATATTCGCGGAAGAAGGCATAGATTTGGATATAATCTTGATAATTTTCCGCTAACTATTTTTGTTCAGAATAAATCAAGGATCTTTGTTAGACCTAATATTATAGACAGAATGATTAAAGAAATAGCTTCTCAGACTACTAGATTTCCTTATGAGTCTTTAAAGTATTATCTTAATAGAATATCTATTGTTGAGAGAAAAGCTTAAATAAAATTATCTTGTTCAGTTCGCCACTCAGAACGATGGCGAAAGTTCCAATCCAATAAAGCCCATTCAAATCCTACGTCGTGTCCAGCCTTTTCACTTTCAATCCATTTATGTTTTAATATTTCTTCTCTCTCTTTAAGGAATTCTTGATATAGTCTTGAATTTTCTAAAATTTTATTCATATCATCTTTAATACCACTATTCATTCTACTAAATAAGATTCTATATTAGATTACACAAGATTGCAAATAGTAATTGCTAAATAGATAAATAGATAATATAATAATACTACATATTGGGGCTATCGTCTAATGGTCAGGACTCCTCGCTTTCAATGAGGGTGTATCGGTTCGAATCCGTTTAGCCCTAGTAATTTATAATAGTTATAAAGCATTAAGTATTATAGATTTGCGCAAAAAATCTCCCTGCACGCGCAAACTGTTGATGTTCAATGAGATTTAACTACAAAAAAAACTTGTCACAAGAAAAAAAAGTGATAAAGTAATTTTATGTTCAAAAACAAAAAGCAAGCCGAAGCTATTGTCGGCACATTATCTAAACCTTCGAAGATGCCAGGTTATGCTTATTCAACGCCAGCCAAGCGTTGTATTATTGGTCAGAAGATGCGACAAGTGGCGGGAAGCATTTGTGCGTTCTGCTATGCGTTAAAAGGACGCTATGTTTTCCCCAATGTTCAAGCGGCGATGGAGAAGCGTTTTGCTTCACTCACTCACGATCTTTGGGTGGATGCGATGACTTATCTTATTAACAAAGCAAACAATCCCCACTTTCGTTGGCACGATTCGGGAGACTTGCAAGGCGTTTGGCATCTTGAGAAGATTGTTAAGATTGCTAAAAACCTTCCGCATATTTCTTTTTGGTTGCCAACTCGTGAGTATAGTTTCGTTTCAGAGTATATAGCCAAGGGCGGTGAAGTTCCTTTTAATCTTACTATTCGTCTTTCTGCTCTTATGATGAATGGCCCCGCACCTGTGGGATTGGCTGAAAGACTTGGCCTCTGTGTTAGTGGTGCAAGCAGTAAAGGAGAGTTTAATTGCCCATCTTCTAAACAAGGTAACAAGTGCGGTTCGTGCCGTGCGTGCTGGCATAAAAATGAGTTTGCAATTAACTACAAAAAGCATTAAGATGTTCCAATGGAAATTATTTTAATCATCTTAGGAATTATATTTGGAATTTTATTTTTATGAACATCGAAAAATTATTAAACGAAAACTTAGAAAGTTTTTTTCCTTGGACCGAGAACGATAATCCTCCACTTGATGCAAAAAAAGATTTTGTGAGTTACGAAAAAGAATTGCGGGAAGATTTTAGAGAATGGGCATCGTTATAAGTCTCTGATTATCAAGGATTTACGAAGGCGCCCTCCCTGCCGCCGCAAATTATTGATAATCAATCACTTGAGACCAGTCCATTGTTGCACTTTAAACGAAAATCCACTCTGGATAAACCAAAAGCATCGGTATGAAAACGAGTGACTTCAGTATCCTTCTCTTGATAAGAGGGAGCCATCTTGTCGAGCATCTCGTTAATGGCATCAGCGGAGTTGATGTAGTCGAAGAATGCTTCCGCATCAGCAAAGGCTTCGGCTGTGGTTACAGAGGCTAGGTAGTTGATGTCGTTTGTCATACTGGTAATGTATCACAGATTAAGATTCTGTCAAAGATTTTCTATAAGAATATTCCATTGAATGACAATATCTTACAAAGAATGATGGTTTTATTTCTGAAATGATTTGGTCTGCTAGACCTTCGCCGTGAAGGTTCCAATCACCTTCGCCAAGACAAGATTCAAGATTGTTTGAGAGAGCGAGAGATAAAGCCCTGCGAAACTTTTCTGGCTCTGCATAAAAGTAAAATGCTTTTCCACTTCCACGATCTTGTAATTTGTAATTTGTTCCTCCGAAATTATAAATAGCATTATAAAATCTTTCAGCAGATACGAAATCAGCCTCGATCAAATAGGCAAGGTTTGGGCCAAAAGGTTCAGAGAATATTTTTATTTTGTTTTGCATAAAAAAAAGATAGCAGATTTTTTTATTTTGTCAACATTTATAACTTATTGATTATTAAAGAGTTGCGCGGGGGAGCGTCCCTTGCGACGCAAATCGTTGATGATTAGAGACTTATACCAGATCTTTTAGTTCTAAGAAAAACGCAGAAGGATAGTAGAAAAATTTTTCGAGTTTGTAATTTTTTCTTTCACCATTTTTTACAGCGAGAGAATAAAAGATTTTCGAGAGTTGCAAGAGATGACGGCGAAGGTAAGTTTTCATATTAGAATATTTTATTTTGTTTTGTGTTTTGTAGTTTATCAAGTCTATCATTTCTTCCGAGAAACGCAAGCCAGCAAGCACACGCCAGAAAAGAAAAGTTTGCTCCCACCAGCCTTTCTTTCTGGTGAGAGTCGCCCGAATATGGGCGAGAAAGTTTTTCACTCGTATTGAAACTCGCTAGCTTCTTCTTCAATCTCTGCTTCTATGCTAGGCCACATATGGTCAGGGATAGAGTAGTTGCGGTTTAGCTTTTTATCTTTGGCGATTTGAATTGCCCAACTTAAACTCTGGAGAGCTTCGCTTCCATAGTAAATTTCTTCTTTGAGTTTTTGGATGCTATCTGTTAAGTCCATTTTAGACCCCTTCCGCTTTTGCGATGTCTCTACCGATTTCGATTGAGAGGTTGAGCTTATCCAAGAGATGTTTATTCGTTGCGAGCTTTGTGATGGTCACAGCGTCTTGAGTTGCCCAATCCCATCGAGAACTATAACCAGCACCTTGACTGATGCTGATTTTGATGAAGGTTTTATTGTCCTTAACAAAAAGGATTTCCTCTGGCTGAAGCCAAGGGGTTTTCGTTCTATCATTGGTCAAGAGGTAGAAGGTTCCGATTTCGGGTTTGATTGCTTTGTTCTTATCTTTCATAACTTTAGTCTATCATACTTTCTGATTTTGTCAACTTTTATTTTGCGTTGATTTATAACGACTTACGACTTTTCGGATTAAGTTTTTCCTTTAACAAGGCGTGAGCTTTAGCCTTTTGTGGATTGTTCTTTTTCCATTCGGCCCAACTCTTTTTGAGTCTAGCCCATTTCTTATTGTTATTTTCCCAACGCTGAATTTCCCACTCTTGGGAAGTTAGTTCTTTTTTATTATCTTTATTCATTTTATTTATTTTCTTTCTTTGATTAATGTTGCTTTGTTAAGGTAGATCGTTGTGGTCTTACCTTTATCCTCACCTTCGAGGATTTCAGCTACGGCAGTTTCTGCTGTAGTTTTATAAACGAGTTTTACTAAAACTCCTTCGTAGAGGTAAACATCACCGAAAAAGGTTAGTTCACCTTTGTTATCTCTGGATTCAGAGGCATCCAAGTTGCCTAATGCTTTACGCATATTCTCACGCATCAGCTTTCGCTGAAAGTTCCAATTTACCATTCTATGCATTGTCTTATTATCCTTTCTTAAGAGTTTCGATTTCGTCCATTTTGACGATGATTTTTTCCATCCGTTTTGCGGATTCTTGATAAGCCTTGGAGATTTCTTCCAAGCGGCGAATTGTTTCATCGAGGTTGAATTTGATTTTCGTTTTTGTTTTCATTTTTTTTCTTCTTTCTTTCTACCTTTAATCTATCACAAAATTTTATTTTTGCAAGATATTTTTTCAGTTAAATTTCATTGATTGACAACGACTTGCGACGCAAGGGACCTGCCTTACGCAAATCGTTGATAAACAACAATTTACGGAAGGATGATTTTAGAATGGTAAAACTTTAATCTCTAAAGATTCATCAAGATATTTTTTTGAAGGCTTGAAAAAAATCACACGCTCGAAAACTTTTTCGGTTGTGACATTTTCGGGAAGCGAAACAGTCTCGCCTTCGTCATCTGTTCCAACGATCAACGCTTTGCCAGCAAAGGGTTGAGAACCAATCCCGAACTTGAAGTAGGCTTGAGATTCTGAATCTTTCAAGAGTCCTTCATCGTCTAGGATCATGTCTATGCCATTAGCTAGGCCTGTCATAGTGATGAGACTGCAACCGAGTAGGTTATAGTAAGTTTGTAGTTTAGTGTCCACAAGCGTCACCTGCGACACGGTTTCGGTGAATGGGTCAATTAGTATTGCTCTTATTGGTTTCATGTTCTTAGTCTATCATACCTTTCTTTGTTGTCAAGTCCTACAATCGATAGAACTTGTGATTCTTAATTACCGCAACAGTCTGCTCTCCCCTCGACCACTTGGGCGACACTTGGAAGGTGTGATAATGGTTCGCACCATTCACAACATCGGGCATCCTTTTCTCTGCTACAAGTTTAGCAAGACGGATGGCGTTGTGTGCTTGTGGGTTCTTTAGAAGCTCCTGCTTTTTCGCTTCACTCACTCCACCATTCCAGAAGCTGAACTGCTTTGGTGCAAGGCAGACTTGCGTGGGCGTTTGTTTTCGCTCGATGGCTCTTGTCTGAATGACAGACGCAACGCCAGCCATGCCTTCAAAGCCTTCGCCTCGTGCTTCACCGAGGATTGTCAAAGCTATAACAAGTATTTCAGCGGTCATTAGTCTCTCCCTGCACTAATCGCACCGCAGTAGTCAGAAGGTTTCTCTGCTGTGATGCTTCCGAGGTTATAGGTGTCTGTGCTGATAGCTGTGCGAAGGAAGCGTCCTTCTTTGAAGCTATCGAACTTGGCTTGTGCCTTCTGCTTGGCAAGGTTGAGGAGTCCACCCTTCAAACCCTTTGCTTTAATCTTATTGCATAGGGTATATAGGGCAACTTTAGTCATCGCTTCGAGAACCGCTTCGGGTTGAGCGTAAAAGTAAAACGCTTTGCCGTTGCCCATATCGTGCAACTCACCATTGGTTGCGGCGTGGTTATACATCGCATTGTGGAAGTTTTCGATTTGGCTCTTATTGCCTTCCAAGAGGAAAGCGGTTGTGTTGCCGAAGGGTTGAGTAGTGATTGTGATTTGGTTTTTCATATGGTCTATATTGCTTTCTGGTTTGGTTTTCGTCAAGGGTTATTTAACGATGGGTTCGCTCATGTATTTCTGATGAGCTTCTTCCTTCTTAGCTTGAGCTTCTGCTACGATGTTCTCAAGGCGTTTAGCAGAGGCTTGATAGCCAGCCGTGATAGCCTCAAGGCGTTTGATGGTTTCGTCTAAGTTGAATTTGATGTTTGCTTTAACTTTCATACCCTTAATCTATCACAGAATAGAATTTTGTCAATAGGCGAAATGTATTTTTTTGTAAAATTTTTTAGATATAAGATTTTCTTATGAGATTTATAAGGACATAAGTTGTTTATTATCAATGATTTGCGCGCGCGGGCACACATCACACGCAAGTATATAACATATAGATGGTTATGTAAATTGCCGATCTTCGAACAAAACCTGAACGAAGGCAAAAAATCCTACCCCATTTTTGAAAAAAACCTAAACGAAGCGATTTTTAGATCGGCGTGGGGGTCTAAATTTCATTCTCCCCAATTATAGTAATCTATTATTATATATACCCTACCCCATTTTTAAATAATTTAAATAGATTTCTCTTATGAATATAAAACTAAAGTAAAAAAATCCACGGGGCTATTTTTGTTATAAAGTCTTTTTATATATAGGTTAAGGTAGAACAGAAGGAATATTGTATGCTGAATTGCTAGTAGTTGAACCATATCTTGCTTTTAAGTGTTCATAATTGTGAGCTATTTCTGAAACAGTTAACACTCTATTGTAAACAAGAAAGCCATAATAACTTGCATTTGGTTGAGAAGTTGTAACATTTCCTAATACTATAGGAGCAGTATTTGATACAGATCTTGGAATAACGACGGAAGTTGATTCAGTAAGAAGTGATCTATCGTTAACATAATAGATAAAATTATTATTGTTTTTGACTATGGTAAGCATATAAGATTTGCCATATTCTATTTTAGATCTATAAGTTAGGGAAGTAGATGATCTAAAACTTATAGCAGGAGTATTACTAATCTGAAATATAGACAAATAAATTCCTCCACCAAGGATAGGATTATTTAGTATAGTTAAAATTCTTCTTGAACTAGCCACAACAGCATTGATTTTTATATAAACAGATATTGTATAAAAACCAGTTAGATTACTAAAATCATCAGAACTTAAAGATGTAACCAATGGATTTGTAAAAATAGTAAGTTTAAATGATCTATCTTCTACAGTTGGAGATATTAATCCACCTCCCAAATCATATATAGAAGCTTTAGAAACGCTATTCTTTGTTATAGAATCATACCATTCATTATTTCTTATAGTATAACCCGCTCCATCAAGAAAATAAATAAGATTACTTGTTATTAATCTTGGTTCTTCATAATTATTTATAATAGAAGGTAAATCAACCATTCTCTCAGTTTTATCTCTAATATTATAACTTCTAGGTAAATAAATCATTCTTTCTGTTTTAGGAATTACTTTCTGTTGATTATCAATTATTTTACCGGCTTTTGGCATAACATTAATTATTACACAATAAGCCTCATATATCGTGTAAAATAAATACATGCAAATAGTTAAAAACGTTGTTGAAATTATTCAAGGTAAAAGACTCTGGAATCAAAAAAGAAGTAAATTTTGGTCAAAACTTAGAAAGCAGTTCATTAAAGAGCATAAAACATGCGCGATATGTGGTAGCAAGCATAAATTAGAAGTACATCATAAGCTACCTTTTAATACCTATCCAGAATTAGAATTAGATATTAATAATTTAATAATACTTTGTGAAAATAAAAAATATGGCGTTAATTGTCACTTGCTTTTTGGTCATCTAGGTAATTATAAAAGATATAATTCAAATATAGAAGAAGACATTAGGATTTGGCATTCTAAACTAAACCCAAATAATAAGCAATAGTGTAATTTTATTACATATGTTTAAATATATATTAGGCGTGTCTGCCTTTCTTTTAGCGGGATGTGCAGCCTTTTTTTCGGTAAAAGGTATAGCTTTGCTTTTTGCAGCAAGTTTTTGGAGTGTCGCTGTAATGGCAGGATCGTTAGAGATAGCTAAACTTGTATCTGCATCTTATTTATATAGATATTGGGAAAATATTAATAAGTTATTAAAGAGATACATGTTAGCAGCTACAATATTATTAATGGGCATTACTAGTCTTGGTATATTTGGTTTTCTTTCTGATGCGTTTCAAAGAAATTTTTCTCAATATAATCTTAATATAGTTAAAATCAATAACCTTAAGTCTCAACAAGCTTTCTTTAATTCTCAGATAGATTTTAATAAAAATAAATTAAAAGATTTAATAGAACTCCAGAAAACATATCAGCTATCATTGGATAGCGCAGTTAAACAAGATGTCACCACAACTAAAACAACTAGCGGAGGTTTATTTTCATCTGGCAAAACAGAAAAAGTAACAGACCAAAAACTATTAGATAGTAAAAATAAAATAATAGAAGCTTCTCAACAAAATATTAATAGTTTATTTTCTCAAATATCTACAGTAACAACTGATTTACAAAGTTTAGAAAAACAAGCAGCGCAAACAACTCAAGAAATAATAATTTTAGAAAGCGATAATACTAAAGGCGAAATTGGTACATTTAAATTTGTCGCAGAAGCTTTTGGGGTTAAAATAGAAACTGCGGTTAGAATATTTATTATTCTTATTGTTATAGTATTTGATCCTTTAGCAGTCGCATTAGTCATAGCCTACAATAGTTTGTCTAATCGTAAAGATGATTTTATTGAAAAACCTGTAGAAAAGATAATAGAAAAAGTTATAGAAAAACCAATAGAAATAGTTAAACAAGTATATCACGAATATAAAAGAGGCACAAAAAAAGCACATAATTTAGAGTTCGCAGATCCAGAAGTGAAAAATTGACACGCCCAAGCCTCTAAAATGTAATTTTGGCGCATTTTTTAGACCGTCCAAGCTTTAAAAGTTGGCACGAAATATGCATATAAATAATATAAAGGAGGCATAAAAAACTATGCTATTAACACTAAGAAACGGACATAGGCCATTAGATATAATTGAAAATATATTTAATGATTCTATATTTAATTATGATAAGGGATATTCTGACTTTGTTTTAGAAAATGATCAGTATTCTCTTGAAATTCCTCTTGCAGGATTTAAGAAAGAAAATATTGATATTACTACAAATCAAGAATATCTAACAGTTAGGGCTACAAGAAAAGAAGGCAAAGTAAAATATGAAAAGTCTTTTTACTTGCCAAGAAAAGTAGATCTTTCCGAGGTAAAGGCAAAACATGAAGATGGTTTGCTAACTATTACTTTTGGTAAAGAAAATAAAAAACTACAAAATAAAATCAAAATAGACTAGTCAAATTTGGTAGAGAGTTCTATTCTTTCTACCAAATTAATGTTTACCCATTAATATTTTTACTCTTACAATTTCTTTTGGAAAATCATTATCAAATTTAGGTTTATTTACAATCTTATCTGCGATTTCTATACCATCAATAACTTCACCGAAGATTGTATATTCTCCATCTAAATGACGACCATCCCCAACAAATATACAAAATTGAGATCCATTAGAGTTTTTCTCTGGATTCACTAAATCTTCTGCACGGCCAGCATTTATTACTCCACGAATATGTTTTTTCATTGGATTTATTTCTTGAGGTATTGTATATCCGCAATCAATTGGTCCCCAAGGCGGTTTTGCCTCTGGCCTTGTATTTGGGTCTCCAATTTGGATTAAGAAATTAGGAACAATTCTATGAAAAAACATCCCATCATAAAATCTATCATTTACTAATTTTTCAAAATTTTGAGCATGCAATGGGGCGTTTAATGTATCTAATTTAATTATAATTTTGCCTTCGTCTGTTAGTATTGTAGCGAATTTATCCATATAAGATTATATATATAATATTATAAAATACTAATTTTAATTTAAATATATAAGATGTGTAATACTTTTATATGACACTTGCTTCTTGGTTAATTTGTGGTGCGGTTTTAATTTATATACTTTATTTAAAAGAGAGAATTAAATAATTATTTATCAAGATAATCTTTAATGTCTTTTATTAATTTCTTCCTTCTTCTGCGCTCTAAAGCAGTAACATAAAGAGCTAAAGAGATTGGAAAAAAGAATCTAAGAAAAAATCCCAAATGGTGCTCTTTAGTAAGAAGATCAAAATGATTAAGGTAAAGATCGCTAAGCCCGTAAATTGTAAACAAAATAGCTGGAATAAAAACAATAAAAAAGAACTTCTCGTAATGTTCAAGATTACTCCACCAATCTTTTAATTTTTTGATAAAGTCCAACATATAAAGAAGATTACAGCTAAGACCGAGAACCAGAGAATGTTTCTTTTGATGTTTTGTCTTTTATGGTACTTCCAAAATTCGGCTATAAATTGTTCTGTATTATTGCAAGATGGCGGTATTAGTTTAACATCTCTTATTAATTTAGTTATTCTCTTATCCATGCTTTAGTTCTTTCTGCATCATCGTCTATCAGTATGCTATTGAAAACTATAGCTTTATATTTTTCTTCTATCCATTTGGTGATTCTTATTTGATATTCTGCTCTATTACCAGCAAGACCAACTGGCATTGTGCCATAATTACTATCATAAATCCAAAGCATACCTTTATGCTCAAAAACACAAATTGCATGTCCTCTATGCTGGGGTATAGATACTTTATATTCTATTAAGGTCTTATCAAAAATAACCGAAACATTATTTAATTCATCTGTATAGTGAAATTGAAAAGCAAAAATTTGAGCCCATGTATTTTCTTGAGATAATAGATAGTTAGCATTAGAAGCAAAGACCACAGAATCAACAAAGCAAGAATTAGGAAGTTTTGATATGCTATGATTTTTTGCTAAATTAAATCCTATATTAAGAGAATAATAAGCTATTCCCCCATTTATTAAAAGTACTAATGTTAGTTTACTTTTCCATCCAAACCAAGCAAAGAATCTTTTAATATTCACCTTCTCCTATAGATTACACCAAGGAGATATTGTTCAATTTATTTTTTTAAATTAAACTAGTGCGTAACCTTTTTTAAATTTTAGATTTAACTCAAAAGCATTTACAGCTAAACCTCTATCAAATCTTTTAATAAAATTAGTTGCCTCTTTTGGCATTGGCGCTACAAAGATTTTTTCGTCAATTTTTAGGGTTACATGGCTTGGAAGAACAGAGACATCTTCTATTTTCTTCTTCATCTTGTTTTTAATTGACCGAGCGATTGCACAATTTTGTGGATTAGCCTTTTCGCCCTCTAGTATATTTTTATCTGTTATTTTGAATTTTAGTTGCTTCATTTTCTTCTCCATTTATTTGGTTTATGCCATACTCATAATTGTCGGAATCTTCTGTTACCCACTTAGGACAGTTCTCAACAGTATAAATATGACTATTTACTTTTCTTTCGATTAAATTTTGTCCTTGTTTAGTAACAAAATTTGGATCGTAAAGCCTTAACCTATTATTTGGTTGTATAGCAAAATTTCCATTATCCAATTGAAGAACATGCCCACATTTATGTTGACCAGGATTTTCACTAAAACCAAAGTTTATTTCATTAAAATCACTATGCGCCCAATCTAAAGTAAAAAGATAAGTTCCAAAATGTTCTTTACCATTACGCGATAAAAATTTAAGTTTTTTATTTTGTAATATAGAAAATTTTGTTACGGCTATATGATAACTAAAACTATCCCAAAGCTCTAGTTCATGAAGATCTTGTTCTAGAACGCCTTCTTTTGTGCAAAATGCGCTAATCGGAGCATGCCACCAAATCCCACCATCCTCCATTATAAAATTAAAAAGTGGAACTTGTCCAGGCAAACTAGTTACTCCAAAAATAAGGCATTGAAAATATTTATCATGAGAATCTTTTTGATCTCTTAAATAATTTCCTCGAATATAACATTCTATTGGCGGCACGTTAGCATTCAGAAAACTCATAATATTTCTATTTTATATTACACGGTGTAATTATTTTTGTAACATAGAATGTCTAAAAAACACAAGCAAAAGTCACAAGATAGATCCCCGGTAGTTCCTCAAAGAGATAAAATTGAAGGCATGTTGGATATTCGCGAATTACAATGGACAGACAACCAAAAAGAATTTATAAAAATATTACAAGATAAAAATACTAAGATTTTATTTTGTAAAGGACCAGCAGGAACAGCTAAAAGTTTATTATCAGTATATGGAGCTTTAAAAGCTTTAAATGACAAGAAGATAGGAGAGATCTTTTATATTCGAAATCCCGTAGAAAGCTCGACGCATAATCTAGGATTTCTTAAAGGAGATTTGCATAGTAAACTAGATCCATACCTTCAACCCTTAATGGATAAACTACATGAACTTTTACCAAAAAATCAAGTAGAAAGACTGTTAAAAGAAGAGAGGGTCAAAGGATTACCAGTAGGTTTTTTAAGAGGATTAAGTATAAATGCCAGTTATATAATATGCGATGAAGCACAAAACTTAAGCATACATGATTTATTGTTAATAACAACTAGAATGGGTAAATTTAGTAAACTTATACTAATTGGAGATATTAGACAATCGGATATTAAAAACAGTGGATTTGAAAAAGTATATAATTTATTTGAAGACAAAAAAAGCTCTGATAAAGGAATTATAACTTTTAAATTCGGATCAGAAGACATAATGCGGAATGATATTCTAGCATATATAATTGAAAAATTTGAAGAGTTGAAGTAAATATATTTTGATTTTTTATAAATTTCTTGATATAATATATATATGCTAAAAATATATTGTCAAGACTGTGGATCTCCAACAACTTATTCTGATGTAAAGCCAAAATTTTGTAGTTCTTGCGGAAAACCATTTGACAAGAATATTGTAATAAATAAAGCACAGCCTCAAAAACCGACAATAACAAAACCGCAAAATATTAAAATTAATAAGCCATCTTTAAATATAGAAGATAATGAAGATGATATTCACGAAGATGATGAGGAAGAATCTACAGCAAGCATTCCAAATATAAATAAAATTGATTTTGAAATAGCAGATATAAAACCTAGCAAAATAAAAATGGGGGATATAATTTCGAATATATCAGAAGAATCACTTTCTAGTACTGCAGAATTTAAAACAGCAAAAACTAAAAAAAGCAAAAAACCGTATAAAGTTAAGAATCAAGATTTTATAAATCAATTCAAAGCTGAGGCAGGGAGTTTAAGACCATCTAGACCAAATAGGAATAAATCAGATGGGTAAAAAAATAAGATTTGAAGATTTTATAAATGAGATCAACACAGAAATTTTAAAAAGAAAAAACAAGTGGAACTTAACAGCAATTGCGTGGATGGATTTTAGTGACGTAGCTCAGATTCTAAGATTTCATATATATAGGAAGTGGCATCTATATAATTCTTCCAAGCCATTGGCTCCTTGGGTCAATAGAATTATAAGTAATCAAATTAAAAATTTGATACGCAATAATTATAGTAATTATACACGTCCATGCCTAAAGTGCTCTGCCGCCGAATCAGAGGACGGATGTTCAATTTACGAGAAACAATGCGAAAAATGTCCTTTATATGCGAATTGGATGAAAAGCAAAAAGAATGCTCATGATACAAAATTAACTTTAAGTTTAGAAAACCACGTACAAGAAGTTCATGAAATTCCTAATGATAATTTTGATATAGAACAAACAGTTATAAATACTCATAAAAAAATGGAACAAATTCTAAAACCAATCGAATGGAAAGTCTATAAATATCTTTATATCGAAAACAAAAACGAAGAGCAAGTGGCTAAATTAATGGGATACAGGACTAGCGAAAAAAATAGAGTAGCAGGGTATAAACAGATTAAAAATATTAAGAAATCTATAATATGTAAAGTTAAAAAACATTTATATGATGGGAGCATTGATATCTTATGAATGAAGAGATTTTTATTTTAACGGAAGAGCAAAAACTTAAATTATTAACCGAATGGAATAATCGGCCAGAAAATCCTCCCTCACTTTCGGAACTAGTCCAACTAGCCTTTGATAGACAAGACTTAGACGGAAGAAGCAAAGAAGGAAAAGCTGTAAAAATGTTTTTAGCTTCTAGACAGATAAAACCCAAAAAGAGTCACGAGTATCAGGCTAAGGGGCTAATTGAATTATCTTTAGAACAGAAAGAATACATCAGCAATAATTGTTATACGATGACAGGATTAGAAATGGCCAAAGTTCTTTTTAAAAATGAAGCTCTAACAAATCTTTCCCAAGAAACGAGAAGTATATTAGAATACATGAAGACTATTCCTAATAACATTAAATTTAATAACGCAGAAAATGAAGACGCCGCCACAGATGAATATAAACCTCCAAGAAGCGAAGAAAGAATGATAGCAAAAATAAATAAATACGTTTTAGATGGTATAGATAAAAATAAGTTGACGCATAAAGTAAAAAAAGAAATTAATTCCCTAATAGGGTATATGAATACTTTTAGATTTTGCCATCAAATTAATCTTTACGATGAAGAAAGAGACAGAGATTTATTTGAAAGTAGTTTCGTAAGATATACTTATGATAAAAGTGATCTATCTCAAGAAGAAGTAGACCAATATATCGTTCTTTCAACCGAAGTTGTTATATCCTCAAATATTCAACAAACGATTAATGTTCTTCAAAATCAAATAGATTTAGCAATACAAGAAGACGGAAAGATCCCAATGGCTCTTGTTGAAGCTAGCAACACCGCGAGAAAAGAATACAACGATTGCGTAAATCGTCAACAAAAACTTTTAAATGATTTAAAAGTAAAAAGAAGCGAAAGGTTAAGTAAACAAGTTAAAGAGACTGCTTCTATAATAAATTTAGTTCAAATGTGGAAAGAAGAAGAAAGTAGAGCTAAATTATTGCGTATGGCGGAATTAAGAAAAAAAACGCTAGAGAAAGAAATCGAAAGACTTTCTTCTATGGAAGAAGTAAAGTGCAAAATTTTAGGAATTTCAACAGAAGAGATATTAAATGGATGAGCATTGTTTGTAAAGTTGACGGCAAAGAATTTAAAGATGAGAAGAGTCTCCATCTTGCCTTAAGGAGTTATGGTCTAAACAAAGAGAAATATTATCATAAGTACTACCCAAAAAAAGATCTTTTAACCGGTGAGGTAATTAATTTTAAATCAAAAGATCAGTATTTGAATAGCGATTTTAATGATAAGAATAATATGAAAAGATGGCTGAAAGAACAGCCATTAGAAAAAGCGCAGGAATATTGTAAAGAATTAATATTAAAAAGAAAAAATCAAAAAAATTTAATTTATTCTCCAAGTCAAGTAGAGCTTAGGACGATAATGAGTCCATCTATTATATTTTATAATAAAATTTTTAAAGATTACTATGATCTTTGCTCCGACTTAGGGCTAGAAAATAAATTTATACATCCCAAAAATATATCTAATCAATTTAATAATAAATTAACTATTAAAGACACAATATTTGTAGATACCAGAGAGCAGAATTGGCTTAAATTTAATATTCCTTTTGAAATTAAAACTCTTGCTTTTGGAGATTATTCAGCGAGTAATAATAACTGTAATTGTTATATAGAAAGAAAAAGTCTAAGTGATTTTATAAGTACTTTAAGTGTCAAAAATTTTGATAGATTTAAAAATGAAATCCAGAAAGCTCACGCAAACCAAGGATATTTAATAGTAGTTATTGAGGAGAAATTATCTAACGCTTTAAGCTTTCAATATCTTCCGCATATCAGTAAAAAAATAAAAGCTACACCAGAATATATATTTCATAATGTTAGATCTTTACTTCAAGAATTTAATAATTTACAATTTTTATTCGTCGATGGAAGAGAAGAAATGAAAAGAACAATAGAAGCTATTTTCGCCTCTAATTGTTTTTACAGAAAGATTGATCTTCAATTAGCTTACGATATGAAATTATTATGATATATTGTCCAGATAAATATATTAAATCAATCAATAATGTTAATGCAGAATTAGCAGAGCTTAAAGGATTTTTAAACGATAAAGAAGCAAAGATAACTTTGGCTAAATTTTTGAGAGCTAATTTAGGGTTTACCACAGAATTGATAAGTGGAGTAAAGTTAGCTCCTTATCAAGAATTGCATTTAAAAGCTTTTATGAATAGAAATTTTAATTTATGTGTTTTTGGTAGAGGCTGCGGCAAATCTTTTATTGCAGCAATATTCTGTTTTCTTCAGTGCGTGTTTGAGCCTAATACAAAAATATTAATAGCTGGGCCAACATTTAGAACCGCGAGATTTATATTCAACAACCTAGAGAAAATAGTCAATAGTCAGGGCGCAGAATTACTAGCTCAGTGCTTTGGAGCAAAAGCAAAGAGAAATGATCAATTTGAATGGCAGATTAATGGAGGAAGTATAGTTGCAATTCCTTTAAACGGAGAAAAGATTCGAGGATTTAGAGCGAATATTCTTGTGCTTGATGAGTTTCTTTTATTACCAGAAGAAATTATTAAGAATGTATTAATGCCATTCTTAGTAGCGCCTCAGAATATTAAAGAACGCATGGAAATTAGAGAATTAGAAGATAAATTAATATCAGAAGGATTGATGAAACCAGAAGATCGAATGGTGTTCGAAAATACAAGCAAGATGATAGCATTATCTTCAGCCAGTTATACTTTTGAGAATTTATATAAAACTTATAAAGAATGGATAGAAAAGATTCAAAGTAAAGATAAAGGAGAAGCTACATATTTTGTGAGTCAGTTAAGCTATGAAGCTTTACCAGAAGAGATGATAGACAAGACAATTATCGAAGAAGCCCAAGCAGGTGGCGCAAGTCATAGTAGTTTTCTTAGAGAATATTGCGCTAGATTTACGGATGGAAGTGATAGTTATTTTAATGCAAAAAAGATGGAAGAATGTACTTTGAAACTAGGAGAAAAGCCTCATACATTATTAAGAGGCGAGAAAGATAAAAAATATATATTAGGCATCGACCCTAATATGAGCGATAGTCCGAATGCAGATTATTTTGCTATGGCAGTTTTAGAAATAGACGAGATTACAAAAACTTCTACTTTGGTTCATACGTATGCTGGTTTAGGAAACCTAAAAAACCATGTAGCCTATCTTCATTACATTATGGTTAATTTTAATATTGTATTTATTATTATAGATAATGCTGGGGCAGATGTATTTTTATCTTCATGTAATGAGTCTGAGCTTTTCAAAAAAGATAATATTAATATAAAAACTCTTGAATTTGATTCTGATCTAGAAGGAAATGATTACGAAATGATGTTAAAAAATATAAGAGTAAAATATAATCTAGAAGATAAAAGGATTGCATTAAATCAAGTATTTACTAGTAATTTTATTAGAAAAGGTAACGAACATCTTCAAGCTTGTATAGATTATAAGAAAATATGGTTTGCTTCTAGTACGGCAGGTAATGAAGACTTTTTTAATAGTACAATTAATGTTTGTCCAAATTTAAATTCAATTCGAACAGATGATAAAAAAGATTGGACAACTTTAGATTTTATAGAAAATCAAGATGATTATATATATCAAACCAAAAAACAATGCGCATTAGTAGAGTATTCTTCTACAAGTAGAGGTAATCAAAATTTTGATCTTCCACAGCATTTAAAAAGAAGCTCTTCAGCGAACAAAGCTAGAAAAGATAATTATTCAGCTCTTATGCTTGCAAATTGGGCATATAAGTGCTATAATGACCTTATGTCCGTTGAAAAAACATTAGAAATTCCAACTTTTAAGCCTATAATGATTGAATAACGTGTAATATTAATTGAAAATGCCTAAAAAATTACAAAATAAATCAAAAAAAAATAAAAATAGCGAAGCGATGCCGTTTATGGTAGCGGAAGCTTCTCAAGCACATTTTAATGATCCAGAACATACTAAAATAAGAAGAAATTCAGCTTCTTCAATAAATAGGACTGATAGATATAAGAATATAGACGATGGAATTATACCTTTTAAATATTCTGGAGGTATAAAGGGCAACTCTAATTTAAACATAAGAGACGCTGTAATTTTATGCCAAAAATGTTATTATAATTTTGCTATTTTTAGAAATACTATTGATTTAATGACAGAATTTAGTACTAATAATATTTATTTCCAGGGTGGAAGTCAGAAGTCTAGAGATTTTTTTGAAGCCCTATTTAGAAAAATTAATATATCTGATTTACAAGATAAATTCTTTAGAGAATATTATAGATCAGGAAATGTCTTTATATATAGATTTGATACATCAGTATCAGATGCAGATATAGTAAAAATTACTCAGACTTTCGGATTAACAAGTAAAGCTTCGGTTGATTTACCATCAAGGTATATTATATTAAATCCAGCAGATATTCAAATTGGTGGAAGTATAAATTTTGCAATAGGTAGATATTATAAATTATTGAGCGATTATGAATTAGAAAGGTTAAGAAGTCCAAAGACTGACGAAGACAAGGAGGTTTTAAATAGTTTACCTTCAGAAACAATTAAAATGCTTCAACAAAGAACCGTAGGGTCTCTTACGATTCCTTTAGATGCGACAAAAATTAATGCAGTTTTTTATAAGAAACAAGATTACGAACCATTTGCTGTGCCTATGGGTTTTCCAGTATTAGATGATATCAACTGGAAAGCTGAAATGAAAAAAATGGATAT